GTCCCAGAAGATCCAGACGAACCCGTTGTCCCAGAAGATCCAGATGATCCTGTTCCACCAGCACTTCCAGAACTTCCTGCAGATCCAGAAGAAGCATATGTTAAACCAGACGATCCAGAAGATCCAGCAGATCCTGAAGAAGTATCTCCGCCCCCACCGCCTCCAGAGTCGCCCCAACCACTTCCTCCTGCTACTTTTTGTGCAGTTTGAGTGGCCTTTTCGCTAACTTTCTTAACAACTGATTTGAAATTATCTAACTCTTTTGCAAGTTTAGTTACATCAGCATCATCACCTGGTTCTCCCTGGTCTCCTTTTGGACCTATGGGACCAACATCTCCTAGGTCTCCCTTAGGACCCAGAACACCCTGTGGACCAATTCTTCCTGCTTCTCCCCGTTCACCTTTGGGACCAGGATCTCCTTGCTCTCCCTTTTCACCCTTTTCGCCCTTGGAACCTTCAGTACCTTTGATCTCAAGAACTCTGACTTTTTCACCAGTTACAGGATCTAAAATTTCTTTTATACCTACAACAAGTTCTTCTTTAGTCTTTTTAAGTGTTTTTTTAGTATAAGCAAGAGCAGTAGCTAAAACTTTACTTAAATCTAAGTCTTTTGACTCGTTTTGATCGTCTTTCATTTATGTCTCTGCACCTAAATCTTCACTAGAATCAATTTATAAATTTTTAACTTACAAATTTTTCATCATCTTCTAAAACAGAAAAAAGAATATCATTTACTTTATCTTTAATTTCATTTTCTTTTTTCGCAACTTCAAATTTTTCCTCAATTTTTTTATCAATATCTTCATTGATACCTTGTTTATTGACCGTATCTACTTCTACAGAATTAAATTGCATTTCTTCCTCTCCCGAAAATCTAGGATCGTCTAACTCTTTTTGCATCTGTTCATCATTAGTTTTGACTTCATCATCAGTCATCATCAAAATATGCTTTCTTATATACTCGTGTGAAAAATATTTTCCAGTATAATCTTGTAAATCTCTTAAAATGTTTAATCTATCTTGAAGAAGTTCGTTATGCTTTATTTCTGCAAAATGACTATCATTTTCAAACTCATAAAATACATCATTTTTAATATTTTTCCAATCATCTCTAGACATTATACCTTTAAGGGTTAATTGTCTTTCCATCATTTCATCAAACATTAAACTAAATCTACTTTGAAGTTTATTAACAAAACGTGTAAATTTAACTTCATCTCTTGAAATTTCTGTAGCACGACCAATCGTATAATTTGCTTCTGATTCAAGTCTTGAAATAGGAACACCTAATGATTTATAAAGTTTTTTCTGAAAATATAATACATCTTCAATATCTCCAAGATTTTGACCTCCGGGAAGAGTAGAAATCTCTGTTCCTCTACCACCTTCTCTACGAGGCATCCAATAATCTTCAAGCATTGACATATGTTTTCTATCATCTCTAACTTCACCGGTGTTTGCATCATATACAAGTTTATTTTTGTATCTGGTCATTAAATCACGCATATATTGCTCTGCTTTTAATTTAGGCAGATTACCAACATCAACATAAAAAATTCTTCTCTCTGGAGCCCGTGAAATACGATAAATTACCAAAGAATCTTCAATCATTCTCAACTGATTTAATGGTTTAATTGCTTTGTGTAGGTAGGATAAAACTAATGAACGTGTAGCATTCATTAGTCCTGAATGTGTGTATACAATCGAATCAGGAGATATCTTTAAACCACTAGCGGCACTTGTAAAAGCGGTTCCAATCACTTGACCCTGTGATTGATAAATTCCTTTTTGATTATAAACAAAATATTCCACAACAGCGGTTTTTGTTTTGCCGTTCGGTTGTTTTTCTTTTTTCTTTTCTCTAATTTTCTTTATTTTTCTGGGATCCAATATTCTTAATTCATGAATACCTTTTTCTAAATTATTCTCATCAACAATAACATGATAATACACTCTACCATCAATATACCATCTTTTGAAAACATCAGATCCTAAATTTTGTAAATCTAAAAGTTTACTTATACTCTTAAATTCTAGTCTTATTTTGTCTCTGATGGGCTCAGAAACATTTAAATTATCCACGTTAATTCTTACAACGGGTTTATCTTTTGATGACACAATTGCTTCATTGACAATATCATCAATAGCGTTCTCTACTTCTGCTTGAAGACCCATATCACGATATCTGTTTATCAATTCAGACTCGCTTTTTATAGCCCCTTCTGTATCAACATATGTTCCATAAACACCGCCTGATGCTACGGACAAGGCTCCATCTTCATATTCTGCCTCAGCAAAAGTTTGAACCTTTTGGTTTTTATTTTCTTTTTTTCCGATTGAAAAACCGAATAGATCAATAGGCATGTAATTTCCTGAATGCGAGTTAAATAATTATAATAGTACTGTACTAATTTATATTTATTCACTCGCAAAATCAGAAAATTATGTTTTTTGATAGATTAACCAGTATCTACATCTGCAGTAATATTATCACTAACTACTCCTTTCCCGTCTGACAATGAACCTGCTGATCTGGTCCAAAAATCATACGAAAAAGTTACTGTATATTCCTCAATAGTATCATTATCCCCCCAATCTAGAGTAATTTCAGAAAGATCAGTTGGAAAAAGATTTTGAAAACTATATGTTGCTGAAACAGATGAGGATTTACCATACTGCTTTACAGTAGCAGTAGATGTATATGATGTCGATGTGGTTCCTGCATTTCGATAATTTGCCGCATGAGAGTTTATTTTATGCATCCACCCCTCAAATTGCGATCTTATCGCAAAATTTTCATCATTAATAACTGTTACTGTCCACTCGGGAAAAGTTCTATTTCCCGCCATTTTAACTTCTCTACCAAAATACGGGACTATAACTGTTCCAATAGTACCACCAGGTATTGATGTTGCTTTAACGAACAAATTCAAGTCCGAACCGTTAAAGAGATTAGCCGTTGTGGGAATCGTAACCTCAAATAAATTTGGTCTTTGACCATCATAATGCATTGCATTACGAAATGTATGTATATTGAATGCCATTTATTTTCTCCTTTAAACTGCGTTGACAACTTCAGAAAATGAAACTCCGGAAGCAACAGCAACAAAGTTTAATCCTATGAAATTAATAGATTTAGTTGGTTTAATGAAAATATCGCCCCTAAACTCATTTCTATTTATAACAGCAGGTGTATTATTTGTGCCGTCACATATCACTTGAAATGCTTCTATACCCCTAGATGATTGAACATCTCTTAAAAAGGGCTCTATTATAGAAATAAAGTTTAATCGTGTAAAATCATCATTAAACTCAAACAATAAATTTTCAGCCGCATTTGCAATAGCTTTTTCTAGAATAATGAAAAGTCTTCGTACATTAATTCTATCAAAAGAAGACGGTCTTGCCAACAATGTTTTATCACCGAATAGAACTTTTCCTTTTCCAGGAAATGATGCTATTGGATTAATACCATTCACATATAAATCATCTCTTTCTGCATTATTTGGAATATATGCTATATGTGTTGCATTTTTTACATTTCCTCTTGTAAATCCTGCAGGAGAAATATAAGCATTAGTATTATCTGCTTGGGCACAAATTCCAGCAACATCACCGTTCATTGGAACCCATCGATTAACTTGATTATATGGATCGCTGATATATTTGTAACTTCCATCCATAACGGCATAACTTGAACTTGGTAAAGCATTCCTTCTAGCAACTGCGTTTGTTACTTCATTTCCCTCTGTATTAACAACATCTGCTTCTTCAGGAGAAATAAACACAACACAATCTTTTCTAGTTTCTGCTATTTCATTAATCAAAAATGTAGCTAAAGTATTTGATGCTTCTGCCGAAATTATAAGAGAAACATCTATTTTTGAAGGATCTTTGAAATACTTGTAAGCACCAATTTCATCTGATGCCGTAGCACTATATCCATCAACTCCTCCTGACATACTAGCAGTCATAATTCCATTTGCACCTGCGCCACTGAAAGATCCAGCAAATCTAGCACTGGTATTTCCTTGAGTAAGAGTATCTCCCCAATCATGAGTAATTTTATTAGATCCAGCATCTAGCGGAGCATCTCCCATTGAATCATGATCTGTCCATCTAATATAGCTGGAAGTGTTATTTATTACTTCTTTATAATAATGAGTAGCACCATTCGCTACTGATAATCCTGGTTCAGCTTGAATAACTTGTCTATTTGAACTAGATAACGCTCCTCTTTTATCCTTTGCTCCTTTAATGTCTCCATCTTCATCTACTACTATAAGATGAATCTGATCTCCAACATCTTTTGATCCAGTTTTTTTATAAGCAAAAGGACTTGTAAGAGGTGCAGTACCAAAAGAATCACGAAATTCCCATTTCCTTGACCATGTACTTTGTGCAGATACCGCTCTATCAAAAGCAGTTGAAACTACCATTGATGTTGTATTTGTGATACTTGATATTTTTCGTTGAACCTCAATACCGGTTGAATCATTGACTGTAATAATATCTCCAACATGAAGTTGTCGAGAAAAATTGGTATTGGTTCCTGTTATTGTGGTTGATTTTGCCGCCGCAGTAAGAGAACCTTGCATATTTTCAGTAGGCTCTTCAAAAGCAGACCGCTTTAATCGAATAAGAGTCGCATCGGTTACTGCAGAAGCATTTCCAATCTGATTAGTCTCTACTCCAGTATTAGCCATTGAAATCGAGGCTACAGTATTAGAAGTAATTGCTGTTACTATTCCATGATTAGTTGCTCCAGCGGTGAGCTTAACAACATCTCCGATTCTTAATTCTGTATCAAATAATGTACCTGTTCCAACAATACCCGCTCCAGTATCACTATTTGAAACAGTTCCTGTAAGAGAAACAGTTGGATCAATATCTAAAGAAACAGTAGAATCATTATCATTAACTTTTGTATTTGCTCTATCTGCTTGACAAATAGAAATTTTCATTGAATTTCCAAGTGTACCTGGATATTTTGCCGTAAAACTTGTTCCTGAAGTTGTTGTTGACAGGTATGTATTTTGATATTCAGAATCGTTTCGGATTAATATTGCAGTACCACCTGATACTGCATTTTTTGCAGTTGATGTATTTGCCGCTCTAACAACTCTTAATTTGTTAGAATAACTTAAAAAACTTGCGGCACTAAAAAATGTTTTATATGTGTTTCCATTTGGTTTACCGAATACAGAAACCAGCTCATCTTCTGAAGTAACTAATGTAGCAACCTCCAAGGGTCCCCATGTTAAATTACCAGCTATAGCGCCATCCGAAATAGAAGGAATTGGTACTCTAGTAGTTAAGTCGATTTCTGCTACGGCTACTCCTGGACTGACTTGAAAGGCCATATTATCTCTCCCTAAAATATTTTAAAATAAATTTACTTCCAATATATTTATATTTTAGCTGATTTTGGAGTTGTTATTATTTATTGTAATATAAATAATTAAATGAAGAAGGCTATTGAAAGATTTGAAAAGAAAATTTTAAAAACAAATGATTGTTGGTTTTGGACTGCAAGTAAAACAAAACAGGGGTATGGTATGTTTTCTTATGATGGAAAATCAATTCCTGCTCATAGATTTGCATATATTGCTTATAAAGGGCCTATTGAACAAAATAAAATAGTTCATCAATCCTGTAATAATACATACTGTGTAAAACCAGAGCATTTATATTTAACTACAAAAAGTGAAACTAGGAATAAATTCTACGAATTAAGAATTAATCCTGAAATGATATTTAATGAATCTATAAGATATTTACAGAAATTGAAAAAACTAAGACCCGATTTAAAACATGATATAGACAAATTAATAGAACAAATAAAAGATCCTAAAAATATACACCGTATTAATGTATATAATCAGTAGAATATTTTTTATCTACTATCCATTTTTCTCCACCCATATCCACGGTTTCTGGCTCATAAGAATCTCTTCCATCATTTATATATCCAAAAGGTATCAATTGTGATTCTGCTTCATCTAATTGTTCTTTAAACATTTTTTCACGTAAATCTAAATCTGTAATTTCTGTGAAATATTTTTGATTCACTAACCAACCAAACAAAATTAATGTCGCCATCAAGTCATCATGATATCCCTCATCTGCTTCATAACTTGATCCTTTAGCAACATATGTTGTCATTTCAGTAATAGTGTCAAGATCCCAAATAAGTAATTTGTCTCCCTCTATCAAATCTTTACAACTAGAACATCCTTTTCTTTTAACTTCTTTTGTAGTTCTAATTCCTAACTGTGAACTTTTTCCGAATCCTCCCCCTAAAGTTTGACCCGATCTTCCCATAACACTTGTTTGAAAAATATTGGGATATTCTAAATCGTGATGTAAAATATCTGCTACTTGACCACCAATATCATTTATTTCAACTAAAACATATGCAGTATTATAATATCTACTCACATTATCAACAATATTTGGTAATAATATAGGAGAAATGTTTTCATCTCTATATTTTGCAACTTGTTCATACGGAAATTGAGAAACATCAATTATTGAAAATGCAGAATAATCTTGTCCCCTTCCTCTTGCAACATCAACTATACACACATATGAATGCTTAGGATCTGGTTCAACATATACATCTAGACTATCTTTCTTTGAAATAGGTGGTTTATATGGCAATGTTCTTAATTTAGAAGGAGAAATTAATGTATTTTGTGAACCAATAAAATCACATTCATATTCTTGAGCAAATTGCATTTCACTCGTATTTTTTATCGTTTCTTCTTTCCACTTTTGATCTCTTCCAGGTGTTTGAGACCAATGAACTTCAATAGGAACATAATTACTTCTTTTCTCTTCAGCATCAACCCACATCTTATAAAACATGTTCAATCCTTTTGGAGTTGAAACAATAAAAACTTTAGTGGTGCTACCAGAAGAAATTGTAGGATATACTGAAGTAAAGAAATCTTCTGCTAACTTAGGAGGATCAATGTGTGCAAACTCGTCCATAAAGATGATATTAAAAGACGATCCACGAACTGCAGAAGAAGAAGTTGAGGCGGATATAACTTTACTACCGTTTTCTAATTCAATATTACCCCTATTCCAAACAACTACACCTTGTTGCAACCATTTTGGTAAATGCTCATAAGCCGTTTTTAATCTTTGAAGAATCTCTCTTGAAGTAGAACCCTTATTTGCTAATATAGCAATATTAGATTGTGGATTAAAAAGAGCAAAATGTAATAAGTAAGCGACAATTGTTGTTGATTTTCCTGTTTGTCTAGGCATTTTACAAATAACAAAACGATTATCATGCATTGTCTCAACCATTTCTTCTTGATAATCATACAA